ATTATAAGGGGCGCGATAGACTGATACATTTCCCGCTAAAACAACCTCCCAAGGAGTAGTGCGCAACTCACGCCCTGCCATCAATCGCGCCCGCCCATGCGTTGCCAATATGCTGATATCTCGTCCTACAGACATAAAATTTGATTGCCGATAGCGATAATAATCACCCATTTCAAGCGAAAGAACATCCCCAATTTTTGATACAGATGCATTCACTTCTATATCTCTAAGAAAATAATCAAAATCATAGGGTAATTGCCAAATACTTTTAGAGCCTACAGGTGAAATAGGAATAACCCCACCACCTCTAAGATGAGAGTTTTCGTAAATAACAATAGATTGCATATAATCCAATCCATTACTTAATTTTGATACACCCGTCCCCCATAAATTTGAGTCAGAAATAATATCTAAGACAGATGTTGATTTTAAAACCTGCCCCTCAAAAATTTTTATATTATTCACTTTGAATTTAGCCGTACCACCTGCCAGCGCGCGGATACTCCACGCATAAAATGCTTTTTGATTGGCATTATTGGCTTTGACTTCCCACAGGGATCCATTGCGGGTGATATCTACATTGTAGGAAGTTGCATTTTTTCGGTTAATATCGTCCATCCCGGTACATGCAAAAGTAATGTCAGCACCCAGCCCCCCCTGTAACAGATCAATATCGAACAGGGCCACAGCATCAGCTACCGAAGAAGAGGCAGAAATGATTTCAACGTACTGCAATAACGTTGCGTGACCCTCGATATATAAAGTCGTATTTTTTCTTATTCCATCCGTGACAATTTCATCAGATGAAAAACGCTGATGCACAGGCGGAGAAATCGCTGTTGCCTCCTGAAAATTTTCTACCTCATCCTGGAGCACATACTGATTATGGGGGTCTGGTTCACTGACATGTTCCATCATTTGATTATCAGCGTAGGTTTTAATCTGAATAATCTGACCGTCAACGTATTCACGAGTTGCCAGTACAACAGATGGATCAATCTTAAGTGTTACCGCCTGGGTGCTGCTGACAATCAAAATGACACGTATAACCTGCACTCGCCCGCTACCTTCCATCAATAATGGTTTATAGGTTTCAGCGCAGTTAGCTATGGCGATTAAATCGCCGTCACTATCAAAAAGACCAATTTCCCGGATCCACCACCCGCCCACGTCTTCCGGGATCACCTGCTCTGCAATAATCTGGTTTGTATTAACGGGGTCGATAGTGAGTGTATTCAAGGGCGCGCGGCGCAATTCATGCTCAAGTGCAGTTTGCTCTGGGTTGGGTGTCGGCAGTGAGCCGTTACCATCGCCCACCGCCATCTGAGTAATTTCAACCTGTTCACCCAGTGCCGTGGCGTTTGCCAGTTTTGCCGCTCCTACATTGGTTAGAAGGGCATAATATTTAGTTGTCACTTGTTGTGATCTCCACTGTATCTATCAAATGAATCGCACTTCCCACATATTCCGCGCCACCCACTAAAATGGTTTCGGGGGAATAGGGGTATACCGTTAGCGTGTCGCCCAAATAGGCAGAAGCGCCAACATGAATAATGCCGGTGGTTTGAAGATGAAGACTTAAACCGACCATATGACGGCTGCACGGTTTAACGTCTGCAACCAGCCGCTCAAGCTCCTGAAAGGTTTTTTCGTTGATCCCTTGATCTTCCACGCCGATATCCAGCGTAAAAGTGCCGGGGATGGAGTTAATATCCCACCATTCGTTAACCCGGATGAATCTCCCGAACGGCTCCACCACGCGGCGAATAGCCCCAATTGTTCCCTTATAGCGATGCAAAAAATACGCATCGGCTATCGTCTTTCGCTTCGTTGTCTGGGGCCAGTTTTCATCCCATCGATCAACAGAGAATGCCCATGCAAGATAGGGCAATAACTCAACCGGGCAGGAATAAGGATCCCAGAGCTGGCGCAGTGGTACGCGCACTTCGCCCAGCGTGGAGCAAACGCGAGCTGCTACACGCTCGAGACGTGACGCGTTGGGTGGAAGAAGGGTTTTACTCATCGTACCCCCCAACTGTAATGGTGTAGCCGGTACAGTTGGACGCCTGAGTATCATCAAGCACCATATCAGCGAGCGGCTGGGTCAGTTCCACTCGCTGAACACCTTCAACGTGAAGCGCGGCATATATTGCAGATATTCGTATATCGCGCCCCAGACGTCGCTGAGCGGTGATGTATGCCTTTAATTTCTGCTCGCTTGCCTGGCGAATGGGTTCCGACTCTGGCCCCGGATAGATATACAACGTGGCATCTATCTCATAAGGCACGATTTCCGCCGCCTGTACGGTCACCTGGTCAGCGACCGGGCGCACTTCTTCGCCATTCAGCGCGCTGGCGACGATATCAATCAGCTCCTGGCTGGCAGTACCGTCACCCTCACGGGAAAGCACAGTAACGGTGACGCAGGCAGGTGTTGGACTGACGGCAGACACATCAGCAACTCGCCCATCAGCAGACAAGCCAAAAAATTCATATGCCGCCGTTGGCCCCGCAACACTTAGCCCTTCAAAAGCTTGCGGAGTGCGAACACGCAGATCGGCATCCGACTCCATTACCGCAGGTACAGGGGGCACAACACTGTCATCTTCCGGTGTGATGATCAGGCGCTCAACGTTGAAGTTTGCCGCCAGCTGATCCAAATCACTGCCCACTGAGTACGCCACCATTACCGCCCGCGCCGCTTCGTTCACGCGCTGGCGTAGCAATAATTCGCGGTAGCAGTTTTCTTCCAGCAGCATGGTGATCGGCTCGGACTCCAGCGAGAGAGTGCGCCTGATAACATCCTGCTCATCCTCCGGGTAAAGCGCGATAAATGCCTCTTTGCGCTCATTGAATAGCGTTTCAAAGTCCAGCGGCTCAACTACCACCGGAGGCGGCAAATGTGAAAGATCAATTGTTCCGCTCATGCCTGCACCTGCCTGCCGATTGTTACGTCAGTTGTAAAGGGTGACTGGCTATCGGTACGGCTGGCTTTGATGGTTGCAACCATTTGACCCGCCCCGGTTTCCGTCAGCACAATATTGGTGAGTGAGATGCGCGGCTCCCAGAGGAAAAGCGCGCTATAAATCGCGGACATAATGCGAAGACGCGTTACGGCATTGCCTGGCTGATCAATCAGGTTATTGAGCTGCGAGCCGTAAGCGCGGCGCATGACGCGAGAGCCAACAGGCGTTAACAAAATGTCATTGACCGATTGAGAAATATGCTCGTTATCGGTGAGCGCTTTGCCGGTTTTTGCGTTCATTCCGCTATATCTTGCGCTGGTCATTTGATGCCCTTAGACCAGCTATCGCCGAACTCAACTCCGCCGTGGTCATGCTCATAAGGCTTAACCCCATTGATAGACATAGTTCCGGTAAATTCACCGTTAAGCTCGCCGCCTTCTTCCGCTGAAAACGTTTTGCATGAGAGCTTCTTAGTGCAGATCACTTCTGGCGTATCAAGGGTGATTGAGGTTGTTGCGGTGCAGGTAATTTGTGGGGCCGTCGCCGCGATAGATTCCAGCGCCTCAACGGTTGCACTCTTCACGCCAGTGACAACCAGCGCACCGGCTACCGGGTCATAGGCTATTTTCGCCCCGTCAGGAAACAGGATCACATCTGACGCCGTGCCGCTATCAGGTGGTTTCACACTGTCGCTATACAGGCTCCCCCAGATGATCGCGTTGTCAAAGTCTCCACCAGGAGACAAAAGTAAGACCTGTTCGCCCTGTGTAGGTGCCCACCATGTAACCGCAGTCCCTGCCCGTAAAGTTGCCCAGCGGATCCAATCGCCATCATTTCCCCCGCTTTTCACGCGGGCAACGTAGCGCTCATGATCGACTTCGGACACGGTACCGATGCGGACAACATTACAGAGCAGGCGGTTAAGTTCGTTCAGGTTCATAAGCTGGCTTGCATTATTAAATTTACAGCCAGTTTCATGATCCACGCGCGCGCAAGCAACGCGCTGGCGTTGTCAGGGGTTGGTAACAATGGGTGGCGGTACTGGCAGGCACTGCCAGCTATGACAGTCGCGGGAAAAAGCATCGAGCACCGTTACTTTTAACAGTGCTGCAGGAAGGTGTCAGGGTTGCAGAGAATTGACGATAGTATCCGCCAGCCAGTCGTAATCGCTTTCCGTAAAGCCCAGCAGCTCGCGCGCCGGGTAACGAGTTCGGGCACCGGGTGCAACAGTATCAACCTCACCATACTGGTGAACGCTGGCGATCTCTGCTGTATGCCCGGTGTAACCCACAACGGCAGCGCTGGCGGTGCCGGATGCCTTGAGAAAGCGGGCGGTACGCAGACGGCGGAACATCTTTTCTTTACGGGTGGTGGTGCGTTTGGTCTGGTTAAGATGGATCTCAATATAGCGCTGAATATCGCGCTTAAAGAACGTGCGCAACGCCCCTTTATCAACATCATAACCAGTGATGGCGCGCTGTTCGCCGCGCCCGGTGGTGCGCCAGTTACTCAGCTCGCGTGTTTCATCTTTCCACAGGAATTTAACCCCGCCCTGAGTGCGTAAAATCTTACGGCGGCGCGGTGTATAGCTCTCTCCGCTGGGGTTTTTCTGGCTGTTGATACGCTGCTGCTGACGTTTGCGCAGTCCAATAGCCACCTCACGCGTGAGCTTACGGCGCTGTCCCGGCGCGAGCTGCGCCGCCACGGTTGCCAGATAATCATCAAGGGCATGAAACAACGGATCAGCGATCATTTAGTCCGTCCCCGTCTCGCCACTTACCATATCTTTAAAGACCAGTGACCAGGCACCCAGCTCCAGCCCCGGCATAGGATCAGCGCGGTGATGTAAAACCGGCTTGCCCTCTTCAACTTTGACAACAACCGCCTCACTGGCCTGGATTTTGATGAGAACATCCATGGTGGAATTGCTCAGGATATCCGCTTCAAAGGTGATGCCATCGCGGGCGCGGTCAGGGTTGAATAACAGCTCAGGCTGATACAGGCGCGCCCATGCCAGAATTGGCAGGCTGAGGGTATCCAGCGGCTCAGGGTAATCCATCGCCAGCACCTCAATGGTGTACTCATATTCAAATGAGGCAGAGCGCTGCCCGGTGCTCACCATGCGCCCCTTCTGGACGTATACAGCAAGATTATCAGGATTATCACGCAACCACGGCACCGCGTGGCTGATGTGCTTGCGCAGTAGATCGGGTTTCAACATCGCTATTTCTCCACCGCTTTGGCCCCTGCAAGCGCATCATAAGTTGCTTCACAGGTCAGCCCTCGGATCCTGCTTGATC